GGATTATAGGCTTTAGCTGTACCAGATTTGATCGTGCCTTGGATTGTGGTGCCGGTGATTGTGGTGCTGCTGAGCGTGGCAATCGTGGCGCTACCGTCAGTCGCCAGCACGATGTTGTTGCCGCTGGCGCTGGGGTTCTTGAGGTTGGTTGTAGATAGCGTGCTCATGGGGTCACCTCCAGGGCGGCAGGGTACGGGTAGCGGCTGCGGATCTCAGCAACCTTGGCCTGCCACTCCTCGATGGTGGCTTCACCGCGCTGCGCCTTGAAGAACAGCGGATCGGCTTCGGTGGTGTAGGCGGTGGTGCGATTGCGTTGAGCGGTGGCCAGTGCCTGCTCCTGAGCAACGATGATCGCTGCCGCATCGACCTTGGCCTGATCGAGCTGGACAGGGTTGCCAGCGGCGTCAAAGGCTCCGGCCTCATTGATCGTCACGACCTGCGGATGGGCGTGATAAATGGCGTAGTGGTTCATCGTCATGCTGCCACCTCCGCAATAGTGATTGACGAGTAAAGCGTGCCGTTAAAGAAGGCAACGCCACTTGATCCGTTGATTGTTGTGGTGCCAGCCGCTTGAGCACCTGCGCGAACCTTAAATGTGGTCGATGAAGTAGTGCCTGCGGTCATGTAGTGATCAAAACTTATCTGGGTCATCCCAGTGCCAGTTTGCTGATAAGACCATGCAGTAGCCAAGGCGTTTGCAGTTGAATCTTGAAATAACGCTGCCATTTGGTTGCCAGCGGCACTGTGAGACATGTGGACGTTCACCATGATTACAAGCTTATTGCTTGAGCTTGACGGTGTAATCGTCAGACTTAGGTATTGATCTCCTTCAGTGTTTTGCGGAATGGTGTTATCGGTTGGAATAATTGTTGTTCCTGTCGCTACTGCGCCTGTGCGGTAATCAACAACCTGCAAAATCTTGCCGCCACCTGCCCAGCTCAGCGTTCCACTGCCATTAGTCTGCAGGAACTGCCCACTGGACCCATTACCAGTCGGAAGCACCAGCGTGTTCGAGCCAGCCACCGCCGGAGCGTCGATCTCGGTGTAACCCGATGTGCTGCCGTTAAGACGGATACTCATTTGTTTGCCTCCAGGGCGGTCTTGATTTCGTCAGGGGTAGACGCACCTTCGATCACGTCTTGGATCAGGGCGTACTTATCGCGGATCTGCTGGCGGGCTTCCTCAGCAGCGCTGGCATCAGCACCAGGGATCTGCTTCATGATCACCTCGTCGTAGGGGGCAAACTCTTCAGCGCGTTGTTGGCGGCGATGGTCGTGGCCGATCTCTTTGCACTTATCGAGGTCGTGCTCCACGCAGCAGTCGCCCATCACCCACGCATTGCGGAAGTAGCGGTCGCTGGGGATGTCGGCTTCGTCCACGATCTCGTAGGGCACGCCTTCGGGGACATCCTTGAGAGCCAGTTCAACGGACTCGGTTGGGATGATGATGGAGACTCCGCCGGTCTCGTTTTGGTAGATGATTCGTTTCATGGCGTTAGCGGAAGATGGAGACAAAAACGGCTGGATAATCCAAGGCGCTGCCTGCGGAGCTCATAGTATTGAGCCTGATTGACGAGGCAGTAGGGCTCAATGTGTTGGAAGATGTGCCTTGAATAGCAAAAAAACCGTAATTGCCAAAGGCTGCGCCATCGCCACGCTGACCCATTGCTGCCACGGAATAATTCGCATCCGCCAACGCCGTTGTGAAGTTCACCGTATAGTCCCCCGTCCCGTTATCCGTAATACTGCTCACGTTGTAGCTGGCGCGGATCGACACGGTGCTAGTGCCGTTGAAGTTCACCCACGCCTTGCACAGTTGACCGCCAATGAGACCGGGACTAAGCAGTTTGGTCGCTGTATAAAACGAAACAGGATCGCTGCTTAAAGTCGTATTTGCGTTGGCGCTGAGGGTGATACTTGTTGTGCCACCACCAGAGGAAACAGTCGTACCAGGCGTGATGCCTTCACCAATCACATAATCACCGTTTGAGATGCCCGAACCAGAGGCAACTGTCAGCGCGGTGGTGCCGCTAGTGATGCTGCCAGTGGTATGCGTGCCGTCCTTCTGAGCAGTTGTGGCAAATGCGCTAGATGCAAGATCGTCTGATGTGATCACGCCATCGGGCAACCCGCCTGCGCTGATGCCGGTGATTGTTCCAGAGCCGTTGATTGCGATTGGCATGACTTACACCACCACCCATGAAGCGCCCGAGGGCACCGTAACGGTCACCCCGGAGTTGATCGAAATCGGTCCGGCTGACATGGCGTTTTTGCCAGTGCTCAAAGTGTAATTGGTAGTCACCGTCTGGCCATTCTCGTAGAAAATGTCATCAGACGATCCACCCGTTGCACCGCCGCCGATTGCGCCCCAGGCGCTGGCTTTGTAGCCCTCGAACTGGTTGAGGTTGGTGTTGTACCGGATCATCCCGTTGACCGGGGAGCCGGGGCGCTCGCCAGTTGTACCATCCGGCAGTTCAAGCGCCGTGGTGGTGCCGAGGATGACGTCGCCGGTGAACGTGGCGCCAGCCAGAGATGCCAGACCAAGGTTCGTGGAGGCCAGCGTGCCAACGGTTACGAAAGCCGAGTTGGCGGCATTGCGGATTTTGAGCAGGCCGGTGGTGGTATCTGCCCAGAGTTGGAAGGCGTAAGTAGTGGTCGGTGCAGTGGCGCCACTATTGATCGTGGCGATTGCAGCAAGGGCACCGTTGAGGTCTGAACGGACTGCCGCCCCTGTGCCGTTGGCTATGACGTAATCGTGCTGAGCCACGAATCAGGCGTCCTCTAATACAAGAAGTCTAGCCTTCCCGTCCATATCCGGTTGCACTCCATGTGAAGTTGCGGGTAACAGGACTGCCGCCGGAGTTGAAAAAGCTGATCTGGAAGCCGGTGCCAGTCACGTTGGAGATCTGGAAGTAATCGCCGGCCTGCAGGTTTTGTGCCGTCACACCGACGCTGGGCAGATAGGCGTTCAAACCGCCGATGCTGGCCGTCCCAGTGAAGAACGGGTAGGGAAAGGTCACGGCGGTGTTGGTGGTGCCGCTCGCTGCGGCGTTGCTCTGCTCGGTCCGGCGTTGGACGGTGGCGAGGTAGCCCAGCTCATCGACAAGGATGTTTTCGGCAACGTCGTTGCTGGTCAGCGTGGTGCGGAACTGGAAGCCACGGCCACGGAAGGTGCCATTGACGAACGGCTGGAATGCGCCCCAGGTCGGGGTGCCGCTCGGGTTGTCGGTGGTGCTGCGGAGTTCGAGGATAGCGTTCACCGCGTCGATCACACCGCCGTCCCAATCGCTCCAGTCGTCCACTTCGGCTAAGCGACTGTCGATCAGATCGCTGGGGTAGTAACCACGGGTGACGAAGTAGCGGCTGAAGTCGATGGAGAAAGTGTTGCCGAAATCGACGGTGGTGGCGAAGTCGTAGGTGCCGGAAGACTGCACCGAACCCATCACGTCGAAGGTGGGCAGCAGATCCACATCAGGCACGTCATCCAACAAGTCCGAGCCATCCAGCGTCAGGGCGTCAAACTCCTCGCTGTAGAAGGTGTTGGTGCGTGTGCCCTGGAACGGTGGCGCATCTTGATCTTCGCGGCGATTGATCAGCGTGAGTGGTGCCAGCGTGTCGGGCAGGTCGATGATGATGCTGGTTTCGCTGGTGCTTTGGCGGCCGCCGTCATCCTCGAACTTGACCAGCACCTCGCCTTCCACCAGCGGGATGATTGCCTCGGTGGAGCTACCGGATTTGGCGGGGATCAGGTCAACGCTGTTGCTCCAGCTCGCGCTGCCATCCGTCAGGTTGCTGTGGCGGATATGGATCTTGCCGCCAACCTTCACGTCGAGGTCTACGGTTTCGTCCCAGCGCAGACGGCCGGAGTTGGCGTTGATGGCCTCGAAGCTGAGGTTTTGAACATTGCCTGGAACGGCGGTTTTGCCGACAAGCTGGAATTGATCAGTGGCGATTGCACCGCCCTTGTTGACATAGTTGTACGCCTGAATTTGTACGTAAAGCGTTCCGGGATGCGTGTTGAGGATCTTGATTGACGGCGAGGTGGTGTTTACCTGCTGCCAGTTGTCGTTATCGACGCGGTATTTAACGCGAAACTCCGAGACGCGATCTTTGGGGCTGATCCAGCTAAGGGTGAAGCCAGAAAAAACGCTTTGGCCGTCTTGGTATAGATATTCAGTGCCGTCAATGCTGCTGACTGCATCGGGCGGGTCGCTGAGGTTGCTGATGTCACGGACGGTCAGCGTGTTGTCGCTTTCAATCGCGTTGTAAATGCTGCTGTTGTATTGCAGGGCGGTGACGCCGTAGATGCCGTCGTCCGATTCAGCGACGTTGAGGACGCGGAATTGCTGGGATTCGATGTCGTCGGTTTGGATCAGCCAGATGGCGTTGGCGTTGGGTGCTTCGCTAAACGGGTTGCCGACCGTGATGGTGCGGTCGCTGATGGATTGGATTGGGCGGAGTTCAACGTTGCCGCTGGGCAGGATCACCGAAATGCGCGGGTTGCTAGCCAGGTTGACGGACAGGCTGCTGCTGGAATCAACCGTGATGGTGGTTGTGGTGGCAGAGCTGACGCGGCCGCTGCGACGTGTACCAGCCTTCATCGGGTCGGCAACGTCAATCACCATCCCAGGGCGCAGGATGATGCCGCTGTCGATTGACACCGAGAACGTGACGGTTTCGGTCAGGTTTTGTTCGCTAAGTAGCGCCCACTTACCAGCGCGGTGGGCTTGACCTTGGCTGTAACAACCGAGGGCTTTGATGTCTTTGTTAATGATGCCGTATTTGGAAACGGCGTCTGCATCTTCGACGTATTCGTACTCAACTTCGCCAAGAGTGTCGTAGGACTGCCAAGCAACAGTTGCGACGCTGTGGCGGGCTTTTTGTGATGTGCCGCTGTAAACAAAAATGCCATCAACAACATTGCTTTGTCCGAGCAGATATTGCGAGTCGGTCGGTTTGTCCTGCTGGAGCACCAGCGAGCCGGCGCCGTAATACGCGATGCCACGGAACAGGCTGGTCATCTCTTGGATGACGTTGTAAACCTCGTCGCGGCTGTTAATTAGTAGATTGCAGGAGAAGCGTGGTTCCAATCCGTTTTTGCCGTCGTCAACAAGGGCGTTGCAGTATTGGCTGATGGCATAGAAGTCGTAGCGATCCAGGCTGCTGGTGGGGATGCTGGCGCCGTAACGGGTGTTGGTGAGCAAATCCCAGAGGCACCACGCTGGGTCGTTACACCACGTTGCAGCGCCGAAGGTGCCGTCCCAGACGCCGGAATAGGTGACGCGACCCAAGTACGTGGTGGTATCGACGCTGGCGTTGCTGGGCAGTTGGATTTTTTGTCCACGAATCAGATACTTGCGGGTTGGGATTGAATCGAACTGGCGGGAATCAAACCGCAGGTAACAAAGTGCGCTGTTGGGGTAACGCAGCTTTTCGTCGATGATTTCGGTGTAGCTGAACCAGTAGGTTTGGTTTTGGCGTTTGGTGCTGGATTCGTCGGCGCTGACGCGGATAACTTTGATGTCAACGGGGAACGCACCAGACAGCGGGATCATGTAATCGCGCTGGTAGCGGTTGCTGGTTTTGCCGCTGATCGTGTCGTCTACGACGGTTATGTAACCGCCGGCGTTGTACTGGACTTGGATGCGGACTTGGACGCTGTGGCCAACAATGTCGCCGTCATCTTCGATAATTTGCAGCGATGGGACTTGCAGCGTGACGCGCACACGATCCACATCGGAATCGGTGATGGTGCGGACGATGGGAGTGGCGTTAACGACTTCAACGTTGACTGCTTCTTCGCTTTCGGTGCCAATCGCGTTGCTGATGTAGCTCTGGGCTTGCGTGCCAGTGCGGGTGACAACTGTGTAGCCCTCGAAGTTGGCGTTGTTGGCGGCGTCGCGGACTGGAGTGCCTTCCAGATAAATACCCTTTTCGCCGTTTTCGATGCCGTCGATCTCGCCTTCACACAGCAGATCCAGCACGCTGGCGTATTGAACTGACTGGAGTGAGTCGTCGGCTTCTGTTGGGGTGCGGCTGGAGCCACCGCCACCACCGCCGCCTTTACCGCCGCCACCGCCTCCGCCGCCAGCACCAGCAATGCCGAGACCTAGGCCGGCGTTGTGGACGCGGATGTTGTTGGCGATGAAGGTGTGATGGCTTTCGACCGTCAGGTTGTAGACCGTGCCAGTGCAAAACTCGGTCTTGCCGACGATGGGGCGCAGGTGGTTATTGGCGTCAACGAGGCAGTCGTCGGAACCCAGAGTGTCGATTTCGACGAAGGCGTTGAATTGGTTGAGGACCCAGTGGTTAGGGGTGGCATCAAGATGCTGGCCGCCCCAGAGCGTGTAACGGATAACGCGCTCGCCTTCGTGCTCGTGAACTTTGAGGATTTTGGCTTCGTGCAGTCCGCCCTCGTCGTCAAAACTTAGTACGAGGTCGCCAACCTGCAGTTCGTCAATGCGGCGCGTACCGCCGGGAACCGCGACAAGGGTGTGCCCCAAAAAGCAACCGCCACCGCCACCACCGCCAGAGCCGACAATTCGTGTCATATCAGTTGGTCAACGTCGAGACCGCTGGAGAGAACAGCGGAACCGACAAATACACGCCCATAGGCAATAGGAACAGGTAAACCTTGCTTGGCGGTGTTGACAATGCCGGAGAACGTAAACGACTCAAACTTTGCAGCGTCGCGTCCTCTTTCCAGCGTGTTGGTGGATTGCACCGGGGCGGGGGAAAGTGCCTGTGCAACACCGCTAAGAATAAGAGAAGCACCGATAGCGCCAACTGCGGGCAATAAAGTCGTTACAGCAATAGGCGCCGTCAATCCAAAAGTACCTATCGCGGCTGCGCCAAAAGGATTAACCAGAGCCAGTGCAACAAGACCAATTCCCGCCAAAATTTGACCAGTTCCACCACCGGCGCCAACAATTACAGGGGTAATGCTAAAGACTTCGCGTTCACTAAATGGGGCTGCAATTAGAACGGCGTTTTGTTCGGTAATTTTTTCTTTTCCGAGTGTTACGCGATAGCCAACGCCGTCTTTTTCGCTATCCAGCAGCCACTTTTCAAGGCCGGGAAAGTTGACGCAGAGTGCTTTGAGAGCCTGCGCTGGGGTGTCGGCTTCAAATTGAAAACGGCACTGACCCAGCTTTTTGCGTAGTGCGCCGTAGACCTTAACGACTTTCATGCCGCAGGACTCGGGCGGTGCTCTTCAAATAATAACCGCCGTACAGATCACGGCTACTGAGTCGGCCTTGTAGGTGGTGCAGGATCAACTGGTCGCCCAAGTAGACGGCAGCGTGGTTGGGCAGCGGTGATGCAAGCTGCATCAGGATTGCGTCGCCGTACTGCAGCTCTTCCAGGGGGATGGGGTAAAAGCCTTCGTTGGCGAAGTTGTCTAGGTATAAATTCTCACCCCGTAGCCAGAACTGGTCGCGGCGGTCGTAGTCGCTCAGGTTGAGGCCGAACTCGCGGTTGTACCAGTCGCGGCACAGGGTGTAACAGTCCACAATGCCAAAGACAAATTCGCGTCCCACGTAGGGCAGTTCAAAGCCTTCGGGTTCGCAATAGCCCCACTGTTCGGTCTGGGGGTTGACGATGTGCCAGGGCAGGCCAGATTTTTCGCAGGCAACGCGGTCGGCTTGGGATGGGGCGTGGTTGGTCTTCGGGTGGCTATGTACCACGGCCACGATTTCGCCCTGTTCTTCAGCGGCAACGTAGTCAGCGGGGTCAAGTACGAAGTGCTCGTCTGGTGTTTCGGCCATGTTGCGGCAGGGAAAATACCGCTTGCGGCCTTTGAGCACGGCGACCAAACCGCAGGATTCCTTTGGAAATTCCGCCTTTGCGTGCTCCAAGGCAGCTTCTTGGATGGATTTGCTGAGTTTCATTGAGTCAAACCAGCGCCTGGGAAAGATCCAAAGGGCAATTCAGCGACTTCACCGAATCGCAACTTGCACGAACTGAGCCGCTTGCCGCAACGGTCTTCGGCCAACACGCCGACAGTGTTGTCGTTGACATCAAAGTAGTTGCTGCCTGTGTAGCCGCATTCGGTGCTGCGATATTTCCACTGGCAAATGTTGGCGATGATCTGGCGCTTGGGGATCATCACACCAGCGAGGTCGAATTTGCTGGCCAACTCGAAGCTCACCGAGTCGCGGTTTTCGCTTGCTTTACGGTCTACGTACCAGACCTCATCGGGAAACTTGGCGTGTGGATCTGCGGCGGCTTCGCCATCTAGATATTTCTTGAGGGTGCGGATGCGTTTGACGGTGGCGCCACCTAGGTCGTTACCGGGTGTGGTGGCGTTGACCAGCAACAGCAGCGTGGTAATGGTGCCATCCAGGTTGCTGATGGTCAGCGTGGGGCGCGGGAGCGTGCCGGTGTTGCTGTACTCAAAGCCGTCAGCCTTGACGGGCAGGCGGGCGTAAGCGTTGCCGTTCCAGGTGATGTTGCCGGTGACGTTGGCGTTGCAGCCGTTGTGCCAGCGGTAAGTATCTGTACTGCCGTGCAACGTGCTGTCCAGCGTCAGTTCAAACAGTTCAATGATGGCGCTTGGTGCCAGTGCGGCCAGCTCCTCGTAGACGCTGCTAATCGCCGTCCAGACAACCGTGCCATCGACAATCGTGCTGCCAATATCCGTTGGCCACGTAGGTTGAGTAGCGCCGCTAGTGCCAGCAACTTGGCACTGGAACACCAAGCCAGAAGCCTGCAGCGTCGTGGCGCGAACGATGTTGCCAACGCTGTAGCTATTAGTAGCAGCCCAAGATGCGTATGCCATCAGGGTTCAAATACTTCGCGGAACGTCGCCGTAATTGTTGCCCGACCGTTATATGTAATCGTTTTGTCCCACTGCGGGCAGACCCATTTATAAGTCACTGCCTCATCAGGAGGCGCCCACTCAAACGCGGCATTGTCGTCTGCACGCGCATCTAGAAACGCTTCAATGGTGTCACTGTTGGCTTCAGTGATGTTCTGCCATGTCAGTGTCCATACCTTTGGATTTTGGTTTAGCCCGTAGGTTAGACGCTGCTCATAGCCATCACCGAACTGAACCGTGCGGACAATCGGTTGGTTGGCCTTAGAAGCGCCGTAGGTTGGGTTGATAGCAGGAAAGGTAGCCATTAAGAGAGCAAGCCTCCTGGGCGCTTCTGTTTAATCAATTCTTGCTGTACCGCAAGACCAATCACCTTGCCGAGCTGGCTTGCCTGTCCAGGATCGCCCTGCACGCTACTACCGCCGGCGTCTACGTTCACCACCACGTTACCCATGCCACCAAAGCTGCCAGCAGGTGCGATACCACCGCTACGCCCAGGCATGAACAGTTCAGGACCACGCTCACCGACGAGGTAACCCTGACCAGCGGTAACGCTCCCACCCATGGCGCGCCTACCCAATGAGCCTGTAAGGAAACCCCT